CCTAATCTAATTTCTTTTAATATAAGTTTTAAATAGTTCTTTTGACTTCTCATCATTCAAAACAATACCTTTGATTGAATTACTTGGTCTAATGGTAATGTCCGTGTTATTCATATACGCATCTAAACAATAAAGTAATTTTCCAATCATTACAGGACCACCACCACCTGATGCGTCAACCCAACCATCGTTCATATGTTTTTGATACAAATCACCCCACACAACTGAAACACCATCATTCAATCCTTTAACACCTTCTTTACGTGTTGGAATTTCATTAATAAGATTATGTACCAATTCAACATATCTTGGATTGTTAATACCATATTTCTTTCCAATAATCAATAAGGACGCCATAATATTTGAAGACGCATATTTTTTTGCTTTAACCTTATCGTTATTCAATTGAATAAATTTATCATCCAAAAATTCTAATTCATCTTTGAAAAATTCATATTCTTTTTTATTTTGAATTTCAGTAACACTACTTGTAGTTGTTGCACCATTATTGTAACATAAGTAAGCTAATTGGATTGGTCTTGCAATACCCCTTGTTTTAAACTTTTTAGATTGTGGAACAAAGTTATTAGCACGATATTGTCCACTAATCTTATCACCTACACTCTCAACAGATTTAACACTATCAATTGAATTGTATATTTCTTCTATTTCAGTTCTATTGTTTGCAAAGTATATTGTTGCATAAAGAAAATCAGGTGATTGTTGGAAAAGGTTTTCACACCATATTTCCTTTCTTGTATTACCATTGATTGAATAGAGTTTTCCTCTTTCATAATACCCATCACTAAAATTAACTTTAACTAAAGCAACTTCTAAATGTGTTGGTAACAATTTGGTTGATAAAATTTTTCTAATGGACTTTAATCTATTGTCAATCATTCTTTGACAATGCACCGATTTAGACCTTAGAAAATCTGCGGTACTAAAAATTTTAGTTTCAACCGTAAGAAAATTGTTTGTTTCAACTGAGGGAAATATAGTTTCCATATTTATTGTGTTCGGATTGTGTCCCGTTCCTGATTTTATTTTAATTTGTTTTTGATTAGATTATAAACATTTATTTCATCTTCTTTCATTCTCCAATAATTGTTTGAATGATAATAATGTAAAGATAAAGATAAAAGATTTAATTCTTTTTCTGTGAATTGTTTTGTAAAAGATTTTGTTCTTGTACGTTTTGGTTTCTCTGTCAACATCTTATCAACCTTGTCAATAGTGTTAACTAACTTGTTTAAGTCATTTATAAATTTCATAATTTTTTATTTTAATTGAAGATTTTTGTAAACGTAACTCATACCATTATATTCATTATTAGGAATAGTTTCCCACTGCGACATATAATAGATTTGAATATTAATTAAACTAATAATCTGCATTACCTCTTTGGTAATTTCAATATCCATAAATTCTTGTTCCATCGGTTTACCATTTGGATAACCAACCATTTCTTGAAAATGTTGAATTAATGCCTCACATCTGTCTTTTGTTAATTGTTGAAATTCAAGTAATGTTTTACAATCTTTATGATTACCAATTTCAAGTAATCTCATCTCATCTTTGAAACACATTTCAATTTGTTTGTGTTGTGCAAGTGTAATGTCCCATAATGGGCCCTGACCTTCAAGTTGGAACCACGCATATCCTTTGGGTGTATCTTGTTTGTAATAATAACCAATACCCATTAAATCTGCGGTCTTAACGTTTTCTTTTAAAATTTGTGACATATTTTTTTTGTTTTGTTTCCACAAAGTAACGAAGACATTTTCAATATTCCAAATTTTTTTTTAAAAAAAGTTCTGAGCATAAAAAAATGTCTAACAGCCGTTTAGCCGTTAGACATTCTCAATCATACGTTTAGTTTATTTTTCAAGTTGAGCGTAACACACGGCTAACGCTTGTTCTTGTGTATCATATTCATTTCCAATAGCTTCCATACATCTTGAGATGTATTTATCCTGTTCTTCACCACTTTCAGGTGATGGGATAGGAAAACCTTCTTTCTTAATCTTTGATTGTTCTTCCTTAACGATTGGAACACAATTTGGAACCATTCTACCACCAACGTCTTTAAGTCCGATTGCTTCGTAACCTGGCCAACAAGCGTCTTCCAAACTATCTCCCTCAGCGAATGATTTTTTCATACCCGCTTTGATTGCACCACATACTTTCTTTGCGGTTTCTTCATCACCATATCTTGCGAGTTGGTCATCAATACATTCTTCCCAAGGATAGTCTTTTAAATCAATTGGTTCTTTTGCAATAGGATTACTAATCTGAAAGTTATTTAACTTTAGTTTAATGATTTGTTCTAATCTATTTGACATAGTAGTTATTTTAGTTTTTTAAATTCTTTATATGATAATTCTTCACCCAATAAAAAAACCGCTGAATAGTTATGGTGTATCCAATTACTTAATTCTTGGGATGTTATTTTATACATTTTTTCATAATCTAATTCATATATCCTTTGATAGTAATCAGATTTAGCACCTAAGTTAAGTTCATCTTCGGTAGGTCGTGGTAACATAAAATCTACATTCATAATCCGTTTCTCTTTTTTAAATTTCTATTTTCATCCATTAACATCTCAACCTTTTTTTCAAGGTCTTGAATTTTTATATTTAAACTGTGTATTTCTTCTTTAAGGTCATCTATAATATTTTTATATAGACTAATAGACAGTTCAAGGTTTCTTAATACTTGGTTATCCGTCTCAGCGTTACTTCTTCTTCTACCCATAAAAAATGAGGCGATAGCAGTAAGTGAGTTAGATATTAATAATAATATTTCTGTTGTCATATTAATAACAATCCTGACAAGGAGGGTTTTCGTGTTCTAATTCGGAATATACTCTTAAACCTCTATTCTCAATATCTCTCGTTGAATAACCCTTTCTTGTTGTGTGTTTAAGGAATATACCGTTATTGTATTTCTGTGTTCTATCTGGTATCATACCATCAATTGTAGATTGAGTATTGTAATCGGGATACTTGTTTTGACCACGACCAATTAATAGATAATCTTGAAGACGTGTCATATAAAAGTCTGCACGTTGTTTCTGTAAACTTCTAAGATACTTCATCGTTTCAATATCAACTGATGTCGCATTCTCCATCATACCTTCCACAATACCTCTGTTCATTGAACGATACATTAAACTTGGAATTGCTTGGAAATAAGCTTGTTGAATTAAGAATGGTTGAATATAATCATTCACCAAAGTTGTTTCATCTGCGTTAAAGGTATTACCTGTTGCAGATACTTGGTCTAATAAATGATTATAGAACTTCGTTCCCAATATGGTTTGAAGGTCTATATCCTGTGCAATTTGTACCTCAGCCTTTAATACATCCATATCAACATTCTTATTGATATTGGTGAACGCTTTAAGTTTTGTTTCTGATATTAATAATACACCCATTTCTTAATTATAATTTAATTCTTCTTCTCCCAACCACGCGTTACATTGTTCTTCTGTTAATCCATAACCTGACATTAACATCTGCATCGCTTGTGCTCTGTTTATTTTTTCTTTGTTGTACTCTCTAACAATTCTCAATAAACCTTGATATTCTCTTCCTTTCAATCCTTTGATATTCTCGTTGATTGCAGGTCCTTCTGACTCAGCTTCAACAGGAGTTACAGGTTTATCTATAACCGCAGGATTATCAGTAACATCACCCGTTAAGAATAATGATAATGGTTTAATTTCAAATGTGGTTGGAGTACCAAACTTTAACGAAACCAACTTATTGAAAGATGGTAACATTTCGTTTTGATATGGAAGTATAACCATTTTACGGAAATATTCTGAGTGTTCTGTAATCTCATTACCACCACCTAATTTTCCTGTTGTTGCAATACCAAATAACTCAGCAGATGAAACTCTGTGTGCTGATAAGATTGAACGTGTAATATCATCATTTAATGATTGATAATAGTTGTCGTTATCGTTTCTTGGTATTTGTATAATTTCAGGAGATTGTTCCTTACTTTCGTTGAATGATATAATTGCTTGTCCTGCGTTGTCTGTTCCACCATATTGTGATTCCAATGCACGAACCAAAGTTCTTTGTTCTTCTTCACCAGGTATTCCGTTTGTATAGTTAATCCATAAACTTGGGACCATACCTTTACGAAGGTTATTTATATGGAAGTTCTTAGCTTCAATATCTGTTTCAATACTTCTTTGACCCGCAGACCAATCAGGGATTGGATAGTAAGTTAATGATGGTTGATAAGCTTTAAAGTAATAAATTTGTGAACCACCTCTCTCTTGACTGAATGCTGGATATTCTTCAGCAGGAAACTTTTTCAAGTATCTCCAATCAGCAGAATAATAATAAGTATCTACTTCATCATCGTCATTTAATTTACCACTTCTAACTCTACTAAAGTCCAAATGATAAATCTCAGCAATTTGTTTCTTGTCTTTTGTCCATACGATATTCAAGCTGAAGCCACCGAATAACATAAAGTCCAATGCACATTTCCTCATTACTTCAGAAACGTTTTCTTTTGGATTAATTAGGTTAACTGTAGCCATCGGATTGTTTAAAGAAACAATACCATCACCCATTATTTGATTTACCTTTGATGTAACTACCGCTTTATGAATTGCACAGTTATCATATAAATCTATAAAGTATTGTGGTAACAAATTGTTCTCACCATAATAAACCCAAGGGTATCTTTGTAATACTTCTGAGAATATTGGTAATGAAGCCTTTTGAAAGTTAATACTTTTAAATTCTGATTTTTTTATTTCTTCACTCATAATTAATCTTCTATATATATGTAATTTTCATTTACCTCATTAGGTGAAATGTATGTTGTGAATAATGGTTGTTCCTCAGTTCCTTGAAGTATTGCTATACCTGTAAAAACTAATTCAGTTCCATTACCATAAATTTTTAATTGATATTCACCCTCGTAATTCAAATCCTGTCCTGCGTCTTGAAGGTTAAGTATAATCTCACAATATCTAATGTTCTGTGCGTACTCCGCAGGGTCCGCAGTGTTAACAGTATAACTCTTAACTTCCTGTGACATTATATGTGTAAACACCAACGTATAACCACTAAATGTTGTAGCAGTATTGTTATTGATATTCATCACCAATTCGTTTTGTTGTCCCTTTTGTAGATATAGCATAATGTAATCTCTATATAACTAAATATAAAAAAAACCAAATTGAATTGGTAGTATATAAAAAAAGGGGACATAAGTCCCCCTCTTTTGGATATAGATATAGAAATTCAGTCCACAACAGACCTACTTTTTTTTATCCTACAATTGA